TTCGAGGACTTCGGCTCCCCGTAGCGATGGCGAGACGATTGCATCCGATGTTTCACGCGGCGTCCACTTGGGCGACGCGCACGGGCAATTCCCTGCGGGTCGTCTCGGCCAATGACCACCAGCATACGGCCAATAGCCTGCACTACCAGGACATGGCGCTGGACTTCCACTCGTCGGACCTCGACGGCCTCGCCACTCATCTACGGCGTTTCCAATATCGCGTGTTATGGCAAGTGCCGGGGCATTTCGCCCATGTTCATGCCGAGGGGTGACGCGATGCTGGACCTCCGCATTGAGTTTCGTAGCCGCAACAACGCCCTCTGGCATCTAGTCTTTGACACGTACCCTTCCGTCGCGGAATTCTGTCGGGCACATGGATTCAATGACCAGATCGTCGGCGGCTACCTCAATCTGACGCAGAGCCCCTATGCGGCCATCAGCGAAGGGAATCTCAATCCCAGCGCGCAGGCGTTGTGCGACCTGAGTGGCCTGGGCCGAGGGGACCTCTTCCCTCCGAGCCTTTACGCGGACAATATCCCGAGGCGTGGGGCGGCAGAGATCGACTCGCGGCGGTGTGTCTCGCTCGCTGCCGCCAAACGTCTCGCACTGCCCGAGGCATCGACCGACGCGGTGTTTGGCGGAGAGTTACGCAGCGCACTGAAGACAGCGATAGAGACGCTGACCCCCAGTCAACAGAAAGTGATCGCGATGCGGTTCGGGTTGGGCGAGGACGGGGTGGAATATACGCTGGACGAGGTGGCGCAAGTGATCCCGAATCGGCAGCGTGACAAACGGTATCGAGGAGGTCCCGTGACGAAGGAACGCATCCGCCAGATTGAGGCCACAGCGATGCGGAAGCTGCGCCGCATTCGTCCCTTGAGACCATTTGTCCATGCCAAGGAGTAGCCGGTGACACAGACGTGGTGGCACCGACTCGCGGCGTGGTGGACTGACCGCCGTCAGCCCCGCATGTCGGCCGCGTGGCGACGGGACTGGCAACGGCGGGAGGAGGCATGACCTTTCCGGCCAAGGGCGGCGCGTGGACGCTGACGCCCGACCGGCTGGCGGCCTACGTCCGGGCCTTCCCAGCCCTGGACGTGCCGCAGGAGCTGTCCAGCGCCCGTCTGTGGCTCGTGGACCATCCCCGGCGGCACAAGACCCCCGCCGGCATGGGGCGCTTCCTGACGGGCTGGCTGCGGCGCAGCGGTCCCCGTCGGTCCACCGGGGCGGCCCCGATGCCCACCTATGCCGAGTGGCGCTGCCCGCACCGGGAGGCCGACGACACCCCTGTCCACGGCAGCCGGTTTCGCTGCCAGCAGTGGGACGCGCTGGAGGAGGCGCGCCAGGAGAGGGCCGCAGAGCGCGCGCGGCTGCCGCTGGGGCCATGACGCGCCACTGGAGCGACGACGAGGTGCGAGCCCTGTATCTTCAGGAGCTGGAGAATGCCCCGAAGCGCGGGGCAACGCCCATCGTAGACCTTGAGACACTGGAAGCACGGCAAGCCGACGCGGAACGGCAGCGATTCATGCGTGAGTCGCGGCGGGAGCCCTGAGATGCCAGTAACCGCGTGGCTCCAGCGTCATCAAGCCGTCATCGACGGCCTCATATTCCTCTTGGTCGTGGCTGGCGCGGTCGGGTGTCTCTGGATCATCGTGGTATGGTGACGGTGACGCCACGGTGCCCCTACTGTAAAGAAGAGACGCTCATCGAGCGCATCGGGGGCCAATGGTTTTGCCAGGTCTGCGCGAAGACGTGGCGGGCTGAGGCGGCTCGGTCGCAGATCGATAGGCTTAACCTTTATTTATACGCCGACGGACGCTTGGTGTACGTGAGCGGCTTGCCAGTCTTCTTGGCGGCCGCCTTCGCCTTCGTCACGCTGGCGTAGACACGGGTGCCGACCTTGGGCATTATTGATCTCCTTCCGAGTGAATCAGGTGCGTCGGCCCCGTGGTCACAAACCGCAGGGCGATATTCAGGATATTCGCGATAATCAGCGCCGTGCCTCCGGGCAGCGGAATAATGCCCGCCAGCTCGGCCGCAGCGCTCAGGACGTTGACCCAAAACACCTTGGACTTCAGAATACTTTTGCTCACGCTCGCCTCCTCCATGATACCGAAGAGATGCCGGGTCGCCCGGTAGAGCTTCCAGGCCCGCCAGGGGGTAATCATCGCTCGCGCCGCCCGCCGCAAAGGCCCCCCAGGTACGTCGTGCCACGGCGCGGCTGAATATGAATGTGCGCGCTTGGCCTCCCGTCGTGTTCATACGCCACGTAAAACCTCGTCCCTAACTCTCGCCGCAGCCGTTGAAGAAAGAGGTTTCGCGCCGTAGCGGTCTGAAAGTTTCTAGACCGCAGGTCGAGGGCTTCGTTGGAGTAGTGGCGACTACGCGGGCGCTGCGAATGCTTGCCGTCGTTGGCTGACGTCACCACGACCTCCTTCATTCGCGTTCGTTCGGCCACCTTTTGCACGCCGACGAGAATGCGGACGAGCCCACGGGTAAACCCCCGGAACCGCACCGATGGCTTGCAGGTAAGGCGGGCCATCTACGTATTCAGCAACGCCCGGTCGATGCGCTCGCGGATATACCTGATATCCGCACGCAGATCGGACAGTTGCTCACTATGCTGCCGCACACGCGCATGGAGCGTGACCAGCCACGCCAGCGCCGTGACGGACGGCACCCCGACGATCACTGCCGTGTTGAGTTCGTCCATCAGGAGGGAGGCGGGTTAATCACGAATGGCGGGGTTGGCCATGAGATGTCGTAGGGATCGGTCTGGTCATCTGGCACGTCCCGCAATGCCTGACGATACGTCGCCCATGCGGCTACGTCCGACGCATCGAGCGGTGCCCCGGCAATTTGCGTCCAATCGCATCCATACAGCGACTGGTCACGATCCGTGCGGACAACGTACCACTGCCACGCTGTCTCTTCAGCCGGGATGTCAAAGGCATCAATCGTCGGCTGCGCGGCGCTTTGTAACGTGCTCGGCTGCACCGTCCATGTAGACTTATCCTCTGCATCTCCAATCGAAACGCCCACAATAGCTATGCCAGCGGCTTTGAGTTGTTGGTCAAGCGTCTGGGCAATGTTTAGCATCGCTGTCCTATCCTTCAATCGTCCCAAACAACCCGCCACTACTACTATTTACTACGCCCAGGCTACTACCGGAATCCCAACTGCATGACCCTGACGCGGCGGAGCGTTCATTATTTGAATAGAAGTGTCTCCCAATAGCGGGATAGTAATGAAGATGAGAATGATGTGGGAATCCAGTCGCAGCGGGGAAGACGTTACCGCCGCCGACGCCAGATCCCGCCTGTTGTGACATAAACGTCGTAGTCGAGTCTTCTCCGATTGCGGAGATTCTCCCCACGTTCACAGTAGCATTTCTGGAGATTACGAAAAGGTCTAGAACTAAGCACGACCCAAGCACACCGACCAGTATATCAACTTGGTTTGCTGCGCTCCCACTCGCTTGCCGAATCGTGTCCGTGGTGTATGTATGAGCACCATCCTGTTTTCGCAACACGCGACGCTTTTGATGATAGTAGTTCGTGACGTGCCTTTTAACTAACGAGTCTTCTGTTTGACCCGAGGAATCAGTCGTGCGGAAATTCCCCACGTAGCGCCAATCGAGATTTCCTGTCTGAACGAGGACGCCATCCTGTGTGGTCAACGCCGTGGCTCTGGTCGTATCGTCCGTCCACGCGGTAACCGCCAGGACGGGAGTCCCACCAGCGTAGTCCACGAACACGTCGTACACCGTGTCGGTGGTGCTCGGCACCGAGATAGACAGCTCCGCGACGGTTTCCATCGACCATTCCGATCCCGTGTAGAGCGCAATACGATTCCCGCCGTAGAGCGCCCAGTAAAGCGTCGTGGCGGCGGTGACATCCGCCGTCGTGACTGGCGTGCCACTGGTCAGCGTCAGACGCCCTTCGACGAGATTCAACGGCGAGAATCCTCCAGCGGCTGGCGCGGTGGACTGCCAGATGCTGCCATTACTGGTGGCTACGTTCCCTGACGTAGACGGGGCTAGTAGCGTCACGTCTGACGTTCCAGCACCCAGCAACAGGCTATTCGCCGTGAGCGTATTCAATCCCGTACCGCCCTGCGCCACGCTGATGTTCGCCGTCGAAGTCACGTTAGACGTGCCTGCTCCTACCAGCACATTGCCAGACGTGAGCGTTGCCACGCCTGTGCCTCCGCTGCCCACCACCAGTGGCGTCGAGAGCGTCAATGACGCCACGCTGGGGTCATCGGTCCAGGCGGCGACGGCACCCGTGCCGCCCGACTTCAGGAGCTGACCCGCTGCTGCCGGGGTCAGCGACTGTACCGTGCCGGTCGTCGTCGTGCCCCCGAGCATCACGCCGTACGCCGTGAGCGCAGACACGCCCGTGCCGCCTTGGGCCACGATAATCGGAAGCGTCAGCG